AAATTCGCCAGTTTCTCTAAATTTGTCAACTTGTCGTTCAATTTTATTCCAAAATTTTGGATCATTAGTATGAATTTTCATACAGTTAGTTCTTCTTGATCTTCCATACTTGTCTTCGTCACTACGACAACGTTGACACCATTTGTTTACTGCTTTTAGATCTGATCCTACTGTTGTCATTTCTCTACGTAGATCGTTCATGTAATCACTTTTTTCCATCCAAGTCTTTAACGGAACTTCTTCTACACTTATGCCAGATGGTTCACCGAAACAACATGCTTGGTATTGTCCATCTATTTCTGAATATATTTGCGTGAACGGAATAGTACAAAAGTAGATATCTTTATCCTTTGCTTGTTGAACTATTGATCCTTCTTTATTAGCAACTTCTTTACCTTCATCGTCCATTCTTTGCCACCAAGCTTCTGTATTGACATTGCCCGGTGTAGACTTATCTCCTGGACCGCCTTTAGTTAGAATGTCTTTGGGTATTATTGGATTAGGTAAATCAAAGGCCCATGCCTTTTCAGCACACCAAAAGCATTTATTACAGACGTGTTTAAAATTATCAGTTTGTCTAGCTGTTCCTACACAAGACCTTGTTAACGGATATAAAGTCTCCATTAAATTATGGTCTTTAAAAACTCCAGCAACAAATTTCTTATCTACATTAGCATATGCTTGATATATATAAAAATGTGCATCTTTGTATCCAGTTCTATACTCATCAATATGCGGCTGACCTTTATCTCTACGTCTTTCAGCTAGATAGTAAAAATGCTTGGCAGACATTTCATTGTCTGGAGGATTTCGTGTCATACCGTCTAGTCTTACTGCGCCAGGGTGCTGTTTCATTGCGTTCCAAGCAATAGTGTCTACTTGTATAATCTTTGACACTTGCGCTCTGCGCATTCCGTGATATTGCGGATACTCTTCTGTTATTTTATCTACTTGTTCAAAAGTTACAAAGTCTTCAGTCTTGTCATTAAAATCAAATATTTGTATGTCATCAATTGGATTATTTGGGAATTCCTTTTTCATCCATTTTACAATTTCTTCAGCAGCATCTGCATCTAACGGAGCATTCAAATCTCTGCACGTAATTGGAATAATTCTTATCTGTGGGTAAAATTTAGAAACTAGATAAAATAAAGATGCGCTATCTAATCCTCCTGATAGAGAAAGCACACATTTTTCCGGAATTTCTCTAGGAAAAAAATCAATTGTTTGATTTCCGTATGTTAATTGCATAAATTATCATCCTTTGTGTAGTAGTAATAGTAGTACTTATCCATTATCTACTAACTTAAATATATCTTGAAATGGTGCATCAGTATCCAATTTAGATTCTTCTGGCGAAAGTGTTTGCCATTTGTACATAACGCCTTTACCTATAGTTTGTATTAACGCAGGAGTGAAATCCAAAAAAGGAAACTCTGTCCATTTTTTAAATTGGTTTGGAAAACAAACATTATATGATGTGTCCCATCCTTTTTCTAATGCAACGCCAGTGATTACTTTAGCAAGCATGCCTATTTCGATTGCACAGGATTCTCTATTATTAAAATTAACAAAACGATAACTTTCGAGCTCCCATAATGATTTAGAATCATCAAAGGCTTTTTTATGAAATGCGTTTGGAGGTGCAACTCTTGGCCCATAGATCAATGTCCAAGGAGCAGAATATATATGATATAACCCTTTATTTGCTCTATACACATCTCCTGCTTTTCCTAAAGAGGATACGTCAGTATCTATTTTGTTTCCTTCACACAAGTTCCAAAGTTTTTTACTTCGATCCTTGTTAGGTCCTAAAATATGTACTTGATAAGGATACCCTTTTTGCTTAGATGTGACTAAAGGATATGCAGTTTTTAAGATCTGGTTAATTTCTTCTTGTGTAGGAATTATAGATGTGCTATAGTCTACTACATGTTTCCTATTTTTTAAAGAATCTTGTATCATATGTTTGTCTTTACAGTTTGTATAATAGAACTTATTTCGTCATCAGTAAGCCAAGCATGTATTGGTAATGATAAAACAGTGCTAGATGCCGTCTTAGACGCTGTACAAGCGTCTCTCCTGCTGGTTAAGCTGTCGTACATAGTATTTGCGCTCAAAGGAGTTTCATAGTGTATACTGGCGTTTAATGCAGTTTTGACACGTTTCCTAGTGTCTTTGTCAGTAAAGCGTACAACATACTTGTGGTAATTATGGTTCAATCCATTTGACATTGTTTGTGTTACCACAGGTAAATCTGCAAACGCTGTATTGTATTCTTGTGCTATTTGTTGTCTGCGTTCTTGATTTCGTTCAGCGTGTCTCAGTCGCAAATTAATAATTTCAGCGTTTAGCACATACATACGACTGTTAAATCCAAGCATACTAAAGTCTTTGTCTTTGCCATGACGTCTAATCATTTTTACACGACGAGCGATATCTTGGTTGTCTGTTAGTACAACTCCGCCGCCGTTAATGCCAGCAATAACTTTGTTGCTGTTGAAACTATAAACTGAACAGTCTCCGATAGTGCCTGCTTTTATATTATGTAAACTACTACCTAGACTTTGTGCGGCATCTTCAATAAACAATATGCCGTTGTCTTTACAAAATTGTTCAATTTCCGTAGTGTCGGTCATATTACCAAATAAATGAGGATATATGATTGCTTTGACTTTATCACTGTACATACGCTTTATACTTTCTACGCTCATATGATAACTATCTAGATCGATATCACAAAACACAGGCGTAGCACCTACTAAACTTGCACATGCTGAACTTGAAATCCAACTGAAATCTGTTACAAGAACTTCATCACCTTCTCCAATGCCGTGTGCTAAAAGAGCAAAGTGTAGTGCATCAGTAGCACTTGCTACACTAACACAGAACTTACGTCCAACACGTTCTGCAAAGTTGCGTTCAAATTCTTCGTTGTTTTCATAATTAGATTGACTCATAAAACGGTCAAACACATCTAAATAGTCTTGTTTATTTTCTTGGTATTCTCTATCCCATGCATCATATGCTGTCATTTAAAGTCCTGCTTCCATTTTTTTACGAGGCATTTTATGCCAAGTTTCTAATGCATTAGTTTTATGCCCCCAATATTCTTTTTTCACACGTTCTTGGGTGTGCTTTTTATCAGGTGATGTAAGTTTAAAATCTACATTTTTTCTTAATAACGGACTATCAGGGTTAAATCCTCTATTTGTATTAATAAAAAGTAACGCAAAGTCTTCTTGCTTGGCTATTTCAACCGCACGATCAACTTCGTGTTCATTGTAACCAAATATAATATATTGCCATACAATTACATGTCCTAGATCTCTGCCTTGCTTCATACGCTTCCATACATCTGTGAATTTAGAACCAACACGATACAACTCGCTCTTTTCGTCAATACCATCAACACCAAAGTACCAAGCATTTTCACCTGCTCCGTAACTGTATGCTTCATCCCACCATGCATCACTTTTCCCACTACCTACTGTAGCAATACGCACTGCTTTACCTTGTCCGTCACACATTTTAAGTAGGTTAAGAAAATTAGGATGATAAATTGGATCAGATATTTGTCCGCAAAAAGTTATACCGTAATCATAGTAATCAAGAATTTTCTTAAACTGCTCTTCTTCTAAATCAAAAGAGCGCCTAATCTGTTCTTGACTAGATGTTTTTTGTCTAATACATTGCGGGCATCTAAAAATACATCTATGAGAAGCATCAATGTTAGGACGACATAGTTTTTGTTTAATTACATATTCATCAGTAATCCGCGCCATTTGCTTGCTCCTTTACTTCCTTACGTTCCTCTTCTCTTACTTTATCCTTGTCTATATCAATACCGCATTTCTTTTTGCACATGTAGGAAGCACAATCCGGTTTATTAAGTAGTGTTTGGAAAAAGTTTTCCCATTGATCCGATGTAAAGATATCGTCTAAACTTTTATTGTTGCTTACAAGTAATTCTTCATCCTTGAGCCCATGTTCCTTTACATATCTGTATACAGGCGGATCGTCTAACCAACAACACGGAAGCATAAATCCGTCAGATGTATATGCAGCACCTTTGTTATTTCTAGTATTAAATGCTAAACATTTTGGTTCAATTTTCATAAAGTTTCCCACTGTTTAATTGCGTATAGTGTATCAATAAATCCTCCATGATATACAGAGTTAATATTATAAGGATATAGAACTTGAAAGCTATCAGGATCGATAAGTTTTATAAGTTTTGTTTTTGGATTATATATTATGTTACTAGTGTTAAAATCCTTATGAAAAAATATATCATTTGTATTTACTGTCCATTTATGCATTCTTCCGTATAAGGTAATAATTTGACAACCTATGTCTCTTCTAACTTCTCTTGATAGCTTTGCTACGCTTTGTGTATCTGCAAGATTTATACCTTGTACTCTTTCCATTGTCATCTGTGATGTACTTTTATCAAAGTTTGTTATTTTTACTAAACACTTTTCCTGATCTTGAAATTGTAAATAATAATTTAACCATTCGTCTATAGACTGATCATTGTGTACACACATCGATCTTATAGATAAAGTTTTTAACACATATTTTTTTTCAATTTTTATCATTATAATGCTTCTACTATAGGTGATATATCCGGCTGTTGTATGTCTCTACCCCAATAAACACTACCGCCATCTACAATCGTTTTATCTCTAAGATAAATTATATCTTTACCATAGTATTTACACTCCTGAAAAATTCTAGGAGCAGGATCGAATGTTTCTTTAGTGTAAACATATGTTTCAAACATGCTCATAAGATTTTCCACAGGCACAAATATATTATTATGCTTTATATTAACATATTTTTCGTCATATGTCAAGATTCCATGATCCGGAAATTTATCTATAACTTTCTCAACTGTGGCATAGTATTTGTCGTTTGTACCAAGAAATAAATGCTTAAATTTTATATTATCTTTATGCGGCTTGTATATGCTAAAATTAATAGTTTTTTCGAAATGCGCTCCAACACCATTAGGGTAAACATCAGTATCGCATAGGTCAATTACTTGTCTTGGATTATAAAACTCTAGTGCTTTAGGATAGTCAATTGGATGATTCTCAGAGTACACACTGATAACTTTGCCGCCAAATAGTCTGCGCAAGTTCTTTTGTTGTAACTCGCTATAGTCATTGAAACTTTGCCAGCTCAGAGTCATCATACTTCTGCCCATAATTAATGTTACGTCATCATCACTCGGCAGGTAGTTGTCTATGTACACCCTATCGTATGTGGTGTATTTTGCTTTAATAGTATCTATATACGCCAGTTGGTTAAATTTTCTGTGCGTAATGATAATAACCTGAGCAGGATATCCTGCTTTGTTAAGCATATCACAATATTCGTAACTGTAATATAACAGTCCGTCAACAGGTTTACTTGTGACTACTATGTTTATCATTTCGTTTTTTCTTTTATATATTTTAGCATATTTTCAGCTATCAATTTTTGAGATTCCGGTCCTGGATGATCATTGTCATCTGCGTAATCAAGGTAGTATAAAGGTTGATCTATAAGGTTTATTCTATTCCATTTTGGATATGGATAATCAGCAGTTGCATGAAAACGACTAGTAGCTTTGAAATTGAAAACGTGACTATGTTTTTTCAACTTATAGTTAGCTAAGTTTATAGCTTCTACTGATTCAATAAAACTATTATATGGATTGTGAATATGTTTATAATAATTTCTAACTAGTTTGGTGTTCATAGTAGGATGGATAATATATTCATCTTTTCTATTATGTAAATAATCTTCTGTAAAAATCACTGATCTATCAAATTGCGTCCATAGTATTACTACTACATCTTTTTTTGAAATGTCAGTATCCAATATTTTATTTGCTATATATCTGTTGGAACAACCAGGGCGTCCAAAATTTACAACTTTTTTACCTAACATTTTTCCTAGCAATGCCGGATAGGCATACTTACTAGGATGTTTTGGCATATGTTCGCCGGTATCGCTTTTATAATTCAAACAGTCAGATAATCCTTCGCCGTATGTAAAACTGCATCCAAAAGCAAATAGCTTATCCATTATACTTCTCCTTCAACCAATCAAAATCGTTAATTAGGTTAATATCAGAGCTGCTAGAAAGGCCAAAGCGCATGCCGTCGCGAGCACCTCGTAACGCATCTCCGCTATAATCTCCACTAGCATAAGTAGTCCAAGTTTTAAGTCGTTCATCTGTTTCCTCCTTGTTTTGTCTATCTATTGATTTACTTGCTAATTTAGCACATTCTCTAAATGCACTACGCCATGTGCTAAATTCGTCTATGTTAAATGCTGTGATATTACTTACTTCTTCAATTACTTTTAAATTACTACTAATACTAGTAGTCATATCTGAGCTAGTTGTGTCCATATCTAAAGTTAATTGTCTAGGTAATAACTTTACGCCGCCATATCCGTAGGTTAAATCATTTAAAGGATTTTTACTATGCCAAACATGTACCCATTCCTGTTCTTCTACCTTAGGAATATAACTAAAATCAAAGTCTTCTACTATAATAGCATCAGCATCAACTACCCAGAACATATCGGTAACAGCAATTTTCGCCGCCTCTATGTGTGCTTGATGAATTCCTTTTATTCCATGTATACGTTTAGCATAAGGAAATCTTTGCTTTAGTATAGAGTATCTATGCTCTGCATTAGTCTCTTGGTAACTTATAAAAATAATATCGTACATTAATTACCTTTACACATTTTTAAAAACTCTTTAAACTCAGGAAAGGTGTCTGCAAAAGATTTATTCCTACGTTTATCATACTCTGCTATAAATTCATAAAAACGTTTACGATCTATATTTACATTTTCATCTTTTCCAAATCGTGTAATACAATCTTGATATATTCTATTCAATTTATAGATTTCAGTTTCAAAAAATCTACGACCTCCTGCTTTCCTATGTTCTTCCATATAATCTATGCAAGATTTTAAATATTTTTCAATTAGTTGCGGAGTAGCAACTTTTATATCTAAAAACTGTGGATGCCTAACATAAGCAAAATCTAAACTTATTCTCTGTGGAGTAAATTTACGTTTTAAATTATTTGCATATCTTAAATAACTGCGCAACGATGGTAAACTTAAAATATTAAAAGCACTCATGAAAACAACTTTAATATTATTTGTGCTTGTTAAAAATAAATCAACATTCTTTTCAAACAACTTCCAGTCCATACCGTCTCTAGAATATTCTGCTTGTTCTCCAAAACTCTCAGCACTTGTATACAAAGTAAATGATTTAACTGCTTTAGTCTCTTCTAATTGCTGTATTTTAGAAATAAACTTATTCCACAAGGCTTCAGGTGGACAAGCATTGGAATTTATTGCAAACTGTAATTGCGGCTGTGGGTTCTCTAACAAGTAATCAATAACTTTAAATGTATGCTTACTAAGTAAAGGTTCCCCTCCTGTAATTCTAAATACGTGCATGTGCTGTACTGCTTCGGGAAACCATTTCCAAAATGCTTCAATATAAGGATTATATTCTCTTTCTAGAATAGGTACTTCTGAAGGCTTAATTGTGTTGTAAGGTATTTTAGAAAGATTGTATGGACCTTGTTGATTTATTTCTTCTGCCCACTTACTACTAAAGGGAGGTCCGCAATAACTACATTTAAAATTACAAACATTACTAAAACTTATTTCTACTGATCTTGGATAAAAATTTTCGTCACCGGTTGAATTTGCTATCTTATCTTTATCAACTTGACTCCAGGAATTTGCACTTTTTAAAATCCTGTCACTATACTCATCTGTATTATCTTCAATACGCCAACAGTAATCACATTCTTCTGGGCGTTTACCGGCAAGCATTTCTTTTCTACGTAATTTTTTTTCGCTTGTGTTGTGTAGAGCACCTGGATCTTTT